AAAAAAAACCTGTGGGCGGGCGCCCACCCTAAAAGAATAAAACAAAAATTTTAGGTGCGACAATCTGCGCACCCGGCTGACATAATGTTGCCACAATCTTACAATATCCTACAATCATTATTAACAACTAACAAAGGAGTAAATATGTTGACTATGCGAAAGACAAACGGCGAAACAATTAAACTGAAAAATAAACAGTTTAAAAAATATTTTGCTGATTTGATGGATTCACAATTAAGATCAGAAATCTTAAAAGCATTGAAACAAAATGTAAAAGAATTGGATGGAGATGGGCATTCGATCGAAGATCCAAAATTTTATATTAACAATGTTGGACTTCCAACTGAATTTGTTTTTGAGGTTGCTCAGAAACATTATTCAGATTTTCGTAATCCTAAATCTACAATCACGAATAATAAGTTTGGAGTTTGTGATTATGTGTTTGGGGTTAGTACACTTTCAATGTTGGAAAGATTAGCCAATATTGTTGGATGGGATTCGGAGTTGCGTGAAAGATATTCGAATCTAAGTGGCAGAGGATTTATGGCTCGAGTTTGTCTTGACAATATCAAGAAGCAAATCGAGTCTATAAATGAAAAAGACTTGGAGCCTGAATATATAGATCCAAGTAAATATATGGAGGCAAAAACGAATGCGTAAATAGTTAGTTGTCAAGTTAATAATGCTAGGTGCGACACTATGTCGCACCTAGAGAAGAGCATGTGGGCGGGTCCCACCCTTAGATGATAGAGGTACCAGACCAAACCCAAAAGTCAAAGTTTCATTTAGGGGGGAGGGGTAAAAAACAAAAAAAGGGATCCTAAGTATTACTCTTTAGTGTTTGATTTAGACAGAGATTGCTGTTAAATACTTTTTGGTACCATAATTAAATATTATGCTTAGTTTAGAAAAAATAAATCAAATAACGGATCCGAAAGTTAGAAGACAATTAAAATTAGATATTTTAACTAGAGTCAAAAAAACTACACAAAATAAATATCGTTCTGATTTTTTATCATTTGTAAAATATACTTGGCCAGATTTTGTAGAGGGGTCCCATCATAAAAAAATTGCAGATGCTTTTAATAGAATCCTATCAGGTGATTGTAAAAGATTAATTATTAATATGCCACCTAGGCATACTAAATCTGAATTTGCTTCTTACTTCCTACCTGCTTGGATGATAGGTAACAGACCTAATTTAAAAATTATTCAAGCAACCCACACAGCAGAACTTGCAATACGTTTCGGTAGAAAAGCTAAAACATTAATTGATTCACAAGAGTATCAAGATTTATTTAAAACAAGATTAAGAGAAGATTCAAAAGCTGCAGGTCGTTGGGAAACAAATGGCGGAGGAGAATATTTTGCGGTTGGTGTATCAGGTGCTGTTACTGGACGGGGTGCAGATTTATTAATCATTGACGATCCACATTCAGAACAAGATGTTAATTCTCCAACTGCATTTGATAATGCATGGGAGTGGTATACATCAGGACCACGACAGCGTTTACAACCAGGCGCAGCTGTCGTAGTTGTAATGACTAGATGGTCTACAAAAGATTTAACAGCTCAATTAGTTAACGCTGGAGCAAAAGAAGAAAAAGCAGATCAATGGGAAGTTATAGAATTTCCAGCTATCTTACCAAGTGGTGAACCCGTTTGGCCAGAGTATTGGAAGAAGGAAGAATTAGAAAAAGTAAAAGCATCCGCTGGTGTTGCAAAATGGAATGCACAGTACATGCAAAATCCAACTGCAGAAGAAGGTGCATTATTAAAACGAGAATGGTGGAAAGATTGGGACAAAGATTATTTACCACCTTTGCTTCACGTTGTTCAATCTTACGACACAGCATTTATGAAAAAAGAAACTGCCGACTATTCTGCAATTACAACTTGGGGAATATTTGCAGAGAACGAAGGAGATCCACATCATATAATTTTATTGGATGCAGTAAAACAAAGATTAGAGTTTCCAGAACTAAGACGTACAGCTTTGGAACAATATAGATATTGGCAACCTGAAACAGTATTGATTGAAGCTAAAGCATCAGGTCTACCATTAACTTATGAATTAAGACAAATGGGAATACCAGTAGTTAATTTTTCACCTTCAAAAGGTAATGATAAACACAGCAGAGTAAATGCTGTTGCACCTATGTTTGAATCTGGAATGGTCTGGGCTCCGTTAGACAAGGAGTTTGCTCAAGAGGTTATTGAAGAATGTGCTTCATTTCCATATGGTGATCACGACGATTTAGTAGATAGTACAACACAAGCTTTAATGAAATTTAGACAAGGAGGGTTGATTATTCACCCAGAAGACTATAAAGATAATGGACTTCCAACAAAAAAAAGAAGCTATTACTGGTAATGAAAAGATTAACTCTAACAGTGCCTCCAAAACGTGGACCTTTATCACGGGGCTTGAATATTAAAAATAATACTGTAAAAGTAGTAAGATTGGAGAAAAAATTTAATGGCAGCAATCGACAAAGCACTTCCAAACGAAGTTAGGAAATCAATTGAAATCGAAGGACCTGAGACAGCGGTTGAAGAAAATATAGATATTCAAGAACAAATACCTAATATAGGCGAAACAGAAATTACACCTCTTGAAGATGGTGGTGTAGAAATTAATTTTGAACCAGGAGCCATGAACCAGGCTCAAACAGAAAATCACTATGACAATCTAGCTGAGTTATTACCAGAGGAAACTTTAGTGCCTCTTGGTTCAGAATTATTTAACAACTACACAGACTACAAATCTTCAAGACAAGATTGGGAAAGTTCATATGTTAAAGGTTTAGATCTTTTAGGATTTAAGTATGAAACAAAAACAGAACCATTCTCTGGTGCAGCAGGTGCCACGCATCCTGTACTTGCAGAAGCGGTTACTCAATTTCAAGCCTTGGCCTACAAAGAATTACTCCCGGCTCAAGGACCTGTAAGAACTCAAATCGTTGGAGCTCCATCTCCAGAAAAATCTGCACAAGCAGAACGAGTAAAAGAATTTATGAATTATCAAATTATGGATCAAATGCCAGAATATGAATCTGATTTTGATCAAATGTTATTTTATTTACCACTATCAGGATCCGCTTTTAAAAAAGTTTACTACGACGAGTTAATGGGACGAGCTGTTTCTAAGTTTGTTCCAGCAGATGATTTGATTGTTCCGTATTCGGCTACCTCATTAGACGACGCGGAATCAATCATCCATCGAGTTAAAGTTTCTGGAAACGAATTAAGAAAACAACAAGTCAATGGTTTTTATAGAGACATTGAATTAACTCCTGGTTATGACAATGAATCTGATGTTGAACAAAAGGAAAGAGAATTAGAGGGAATAAGAAAATCTGGAAGACAAGAAGATGTATTCACTTTACTTGAATGTCATGTTAACCTTGATATTGAGGGTTTTGAAGATCGAGGACCCAATGGGGATATAACAGGTATTAAGTTACCTTACATTGTAACGATCGAAGAAAACTCTCGTTCTATTTTATCCATTCGTAGAAATTACGAAGTAGGTGATCCTTTGAGAAAAAAGATACAATACTTCGTTCACTTTAAATTTTTACCAGGACTTGGTTTTTATGGTTTTGGTTTAATACATATGATTGGTGGTTTATCTAGAACTGCTACATCTGCTTTAAGATCATTATTAGATGCTGGAACATTATCTAACTTACCTGCAGGATTTAAACAAAGAGGAATTCGAATTAGAGATGATGCTCAATCAATTCAACCTGGAGAATTTAGAGATGTAGATGCACCTGGTGGAAATATCAGAGATGCATTTATGACGCTTCCTTTTAAGGAACCATCTCAAACACTATTACAACTTATGGGTGTCGTAGTACAAGCTGGTCAGCGTTTTGCTTCCATAGCTGACATGCAAGTAGGAGAGGGTAATCAACAAGCCGCAGTGGGTACGACAGTTGCGTTGCTTGAAAGAGGCTCAAGAACAATGTCTGCAATTCATAAACGATTGTATATGGCATTAAAAAATGAATTCAGATTATTATCTCGTGTATTTAAATTATACTTACCAGAAGAATATCCATATGATGTAGTTGGTGGTCAAAGAATGATCAAACAAGCAGACTTTGATGATAGAGTAGATATCGTTCCAGTTGCTGATCCTAATATATTTTCTCAAACTCAAAGAATTAGTTTAGCTCAAACTGAATTACAATTAGCTCAATCTAATCCACAAATACATAATTTATATGCTGCTTACAGAAATATGTATGAAGCGTTAGGTGTTAAAAACATTGATTACATTTTAAAGAAACCACAACAACCAATGCCAAAAGATCCATCATTAGAACACATTGATGCATTAAGTGGTATTCCTTTCCAAGCATTCAAAGGACAAGATCACAGAGCTCACATAACAGCGCATTTACATTTTATGGCAACCAATATGGCAAAGAATAATCCAATGATTGGAGCTTCCTTACAAAAAAATGTTTTTGAACATATTTCTTTAATGGCATTAGAACAAGTTGAAATGGAATTCTTAAATGAAATTCAACAAATACAAATGTTACAACAAAATCCACAAGCAATGCAGGACCCAAGAATTCAACAAGAGATTATGCAAGTGAATATGAAGATTGAATCTAGAAAAGCTGTGTTGATTGCAGAGATGATGGATGAATATATTCAAGAAGAGAAAAAAATTAATGGTGATTTTGGTAATGATCCAATTGCTAAACTTAAATCAAGAGAGCTTGACATCAGAGCTGCAGAAAATAACAGACGAAAAGAGCAAGATGAAGAGAGAATTAATCTTGATAAGATGAAAGCAATGATGAATCAAATGACGGATCAACAAAAATTAGAACAAAACGAAGAATTAGCTATGTTAAGAGCAGATACTTCTTTAGAAAAAACTGTTTTATCAGCTCAACTTAAAAATCAAGGAGGACAATAATGAAAAACGGTCAAAAAAAGGTAGCTAAAGTAATGAGAGAATATAAAAAAGGAAAATTACATAGCGGAAAATCAAAAAAAGTGGTAAAAAACCCTAAACAAGCAATAGCAATTGCTCTATCAGAAGCTGGTATGAGTAAAAAGAGGAGAAAAAAATGAACAAATTTAATAAATTAGAAAAAAATGTTCCAATGCCTAAAGGCGGTAAGGTTGTTGATGGATATAAAACTGGTGGAGTGCAAATTGCAACTCCAAAAGCTGGTGAAAATCCAAAAGTAACTGTTAAAGGTACTGGAAAAGCAAAAAAACAAACAGCAACTTGGTACTAGTATGATTCCTTGGGGATTATTTGGTTCAGGGATCAAAGCTGGACTAGAAATTTACAAAAACAAAAAAGCAGCTGACGTTGCAATGTCAGAAGCTAAACTTCTTCACATTGAAAAGATGAAAAGAGGTGAAATAGAATTTTCTGGAAAGATTGCAGACAATCANAAAAACGACTGGAAGGACGAATTTGTACTTTTAACAATTTCTTCNCCATTGTTTTTATTGGCTTGGTCTGTATTTGCAGAAGATGAAAAGATGCAAGAAAAAATAGATCTATATTTTCTAAAACTACAAGAGATGCCCTGGTGGATAGTTGGCCTTTGGGTTTCAGTAGTGGCTGCAATTTATGGACTTAAAGCAACTGATATTATCAATATGAATAAAGGAGGAAAATAATATGAAAAAAGTAGATAAAAAGAAAAACCCAGGTTTAGCAAAACTACCTACAGCCGTTAGAAATAAAATGGGCTATATGAAAAAAGGTGGAAGAGTATCTAAATCTAAAATGAAAAGGAAAAAATAATGACGACAAAAAAAAGACCCGGCCTATGGGCCAACATTAATAGAAGAAAAAAATTAGGTATATCAAGACCTAAATCAAAGTCTACTATTTCTGCAAAAGCATATGCAAATATGAAAAAAGGATTTCCTAAAAAAGGAAAGAAAAAGTAATGATGAACACAAGAGGAATGGGTAGAGCTTACTTAGCCAAAGGTGGTAGAACACCAGCTTGGCAAAGAAAAGAAGGCAAAGATCCATCCGGAGGTTTAAATAGAAAAGGCGTAATGTCTTATCGAAGAGAAAACCCAGGTTCAAAATTACAAACAGCTGTAACAACTAAACCATCTAAATTAAAGAAAGGTTCTAAGGCTGCTAATCGTAGAAAAAGTTTCTGCGCACGAATGACAGGTATGAAGAAAAGATTAACATCTGCTAAAACTGCACGAGATCCCAATTCTAGGATTAACAAGAGTCTTAGAAAATGGAATTGCTAATGGCAGAATTGACATTTGAAGGTTTTATAACTAAACTAAGACAACAAATAAGAAACTCTTATCAGACAATTGGAGATAATCTAATTTCTGGTGGAGCAAAAGACATGGAGACTTATAAGTATCTTTTAGGTCAAGCCCATGCTTATCAAATAATAGATCAGGAAATATCCAACCTGCTAAATCCAAAGGAGGAAAAAAATGGACAAGAACAAGACAACACCAATGTCGTCAGATTCGGAAAAGACGGCGGAAATACCAAAGACTAAATCAGCGCTCTTAGATAAATACAAAGATATTGATTCTGAAAAGGATAAAGCTTACGAGCGTTTGAAAAATAAAGAATCAACAAAATTACCTAATCCCACTGGATGGAGAATGATAGTCCTTCCATTTAAAATGAAGGAAAAAACAAAAGGTGGATTATTTTTAGGACAAGAAACTTTAGAGAGACAACAAGTAGCATCAACATGTGGACTCGTGTTAGCACAAGGACCACACTGTTATGACAAAGACAAGTTTCCTGAAGGTCCGTGGTGCAAGGTCGGTGACTGGGTTATCTTTGCACGTTATGCCGGATCTAGGATTAATATCGATGGTGGTGAGGTGAGAATTCTCAATGACGATGAAGTGCTCGCTACAATCGAAAACCCAGAAGATATACTTCATCAGTATTAACATAGGAGGATACTATGCCAGAAGCAGAAAAAATGGTTGACATTGATACATCAGGTCCAGGTGCCGAGGTAGAAATACCAGAAGAAAAAACACAAGAAACTGAAATAGAGGTAGCTAATGACAATCAAGATAAAAACATTGAGTCCAATAAAGACGATAATAAGTCCGATGACTCATCTAAGGAATCTAGCGAGCAGGATACTGTTCAAGCTAGTGAATCAGAAAACAAGGATCAAGAAACAAAAGAAAACAAGAACAAAGAATTAGAAGATTACTCTGATGGAGTTAAGAGAAGAATCGCTAAGCTAACTAGAAAAATGCGTGAAGCAGAACGTAGAGAAGCGGCTGCTTTAGAATACGCAAAAAAAGTTCAAGCTCAGCAAGAAACTCTTCAAACAAGGTATTCTAAATTAGATACAGGTTTTATTTCCGAAATGGAAAATAGAATTAAATCTAGCTTAGAAGCTGCAGCTTCTAAATTAGCCAAAGCAAGAGAAGATGGTGATTTAAAAGCTGAGATTGCTGCATCAACTGAGATATCAAAGCTTGGTTATGAAGAAGCAAAACTTGCAGAGTTAAAATCAAGACCTGAAAAGAGTAAAGAAGTTGAGGTTAAACAACCACAAATTCAAGCTCAAACTCAGGAACAACCGATCAATCCAGATCCTAAAGCTCAAGATTGGGCCCAAAAGAATACATGGTTTGGTCAAGACGAGGCAATGACTTATACCGCATTTAGCTTACATAAAAAGCTAGTTGAGGATGAAGGTTATGACCCTCAATCAGACGAGTATTATTCTGAAATAGATAAAAGAATAAGACTTGAATTTCCGCAGAAATTTGGTACAGTGTCACAAAAAACGACTAGTAAACCTACTCAAGTTGTCGCTTCGGCTTCTAGAAGTAGTAAATCCGGTCGCAAATCTGTGAGACTCACGCCGTCTCAAGTAGCAATTGCTAATAAATTAGGTGTGCCACTTGAAGAATATGCGAAACAATTAAATAAAATCACGAAGGAGTAAATGCATATGAGTAATGAAAACGAAAAAAGAGCTTCTCGTGCGAGTCAAACTAGAGAAAAAACTTCTCATAAAAAAGTTTGGACTCCACCGTCATCTTTAGATGCACCCCCTGCCCCAAATGGGTATCGACATAGATGGGTGAGAATAGAATCTATGGGTTTCCAGGATACTAAAAATATCGCTGGAAGATTAAGATCAGGATACGAATTAGTTCGTGCCGATGAATACCCAGATTCGGATTACCCAGTCATTGACGATGGCAAATACAAGGGAGTGATCGGAGTTGGTGGCCTTGTGCTGACAAGGATACCAGAGGAGATCGCAAAATCTAGATCTGATTACTATGCTAAGCAAGGTATGGATCAAGACGAAGCAGTAAACAACGATCTTATGAAGGAACAGCACCCAAGTATGCCGATCAATGTTGATCGACAGACTCGTGTAACTTTTGGTGGTACGAAGAAAAGTTAATTTATTAACAATTCAGGACCAACAAAATAACTTAAACTTTATAGGAGAAAAACTATGGCAAATAAAGACGCAGCATTTGGTTTAAAACCAATTGCAAAAGTTGGTCAGAATCCTAATAACGGTGGTTTAAGTGAATATAGCATTGCTGCTAACGACAGTTCAGCTATCTATTTCCAAGACTTAGTCAAAGTGACTGCGGCTGGAACAATAGATGTTGCTGCAACGAATGTTGGTAACTTAGCTGGTTCATTAAACGGCGTTTTTTACACTGACCCAACTAGTAAAAAGCCTACGTGGGCAAATCACTATGCAGGTAGTATTAATACTGCTGGTATAGTTGCTTTCGTAAGCGACGACCCTTACCAAAGGTTCGAAATCCAATGTGATTCAACAGCTAACCAAGCAGATGTTTTCTTAAATGCAGACATTTCTTACAAAGCTGGTAACAGTGCAAACTTTGTATCTAAGACAGAACTTTTAAAGTCTTCTTTAGACACAGACTCTGCTCAGTTAAGAATCGTTGGAATCAGTAAAGACCCAGATAACAGTGACACTGCAAGTGCAAATGTTAACTTGGTCGTAACAATCAATGAGCACTACTTGTTAGGTGCTACAGGCGTATAATAGGAGGATAATATTATGGCTATATCACGATCACAACTAGTTAAAGAACTAGAGCCAGGATTGAATGCCTTATTCGGCCTGGAGTATAAACAATACGAAAACCAACACGAGCAAATCTATACGAAGGAAACTTCGGACAGAGCTTTTGAAGAAGAAGTGATGTTATCAGGTTTTGCTTCAGCACAAGTTAAACCTGAAGGTTCTGGTGTGACTTATGATTCTGCACAAGAAACATACACAGCTAGATACACTCACGAAACTATTGCTTTAGCATTCTCAATCACTGAAGAAGCGATTGAAGATAACTTGTATGACAGACTATCGTCTAGATATACAAAAGCATTAGCTCGTTCAATGGCGCAAACAAAACAAGTAAAAGCAGTTAATCCTTTAATTCAAGGATTACCTACAACTGACAACTACGATTCAGGTGACGGTGTTTCTTTATTCAACACTTCTCACCCAACAATCGCTGGTACAGTGGCTAATACTTTAGCAACTCAAGCAGACCTTAACGAAACATCATTAGAGCAGTGTTTAATCGACATCGCTGCAATGACAGACGAGAGAGGTCTTAAGATCGCTGCAAAAGGAGTAAAAATGATTATTCCTAGTGAACTACAATTCACTGCAGAGAGATTAATGAAATCTGCTCAAAGAGTTGGTACAGCTGACAATGATGTCAATGCAATCAGATCTATGGGAATGATTCCACAAGGTTATGTGGTTAACAATTTCTTAACTGATACTGATGCGTTCTACATTATCACTGATGTGCCTAATGGTATGAAGTATTTCGAAAGATCACCAATCAATACAAAAATGGAAGGTGACTTCGAAACAGGAAACATGAAGTACAAAGCTAGAGAAAGATACTCTTTTGGTGTATCTGACTTTAGAGGTATCTTCGGTGTTGAAGGTGCTTAATATCTAACTGATATTATTCATTTTTATTTTAAAAGGGGGGTTTCGGCCCCCCTTTTTTTATGGTATAAAGAAAGAACTCATGAAAAAATTTCTCATACAGATTAGGTCCAGAGGATACTTTACAAAGTTTGAAGTAACTTGTGCTGACAGCGAACAAGCATTGAATGATGCTATAGTTGACAGATTAGGACAAAATGATATAGTGTGGGAAACGTCAGGATTTTACGATAAACGTAAAACTTGGATAACCTATGAGGAGGTTAATGATGCAAACACACGTTCAATCCCTTTACAAACAGAAGAGGGGACTAGAACTACAGTGGGAGCAGCACTATAACGATGAGGGCAGATATACTCTCGATATGGTTAGGATTGATAACAAAATAAGACAAGTTATTAATCATATTAAGATGGCAGAAGCTAAAGAAGCTAGTCATATTAATAAAATAGAAGATGCTGCGCCACAAGTTTCAGTAGCTACTTAATTAAAACGCTACTACATTACTGGAAATTCACTCTCCAATACAAACTCGCTTGCACTCTACTAAAATCTAATATATAAAATCCTTACTATACGAATTAAATCAGAACATAGACGTGTATAGTCGACGGCCTAGAGACTATGTTCGATAACTAGGAGGATATAATTATGGCAANNACTACATTTTCAGGACCGGTCAGATCAGAAGGTGGCTTTCAAATGGCTACTAAAAACTCTGTTACTGGTGCTNTAACAACAAGAATGAGTTCAGNTATGCCTGACCTAACAGGTTTGGTTTTAGCTGATACAGCAACAGGTGCAAATATTTCTATCGCTGATGGANTTATTGCAGTTGTAAACTACACTGGTGCAGCAGCATGTGCTGTGGCATTACCAGCAGCAACTAGAGGTGCGATTGCAGTTTATGTTCAAGCTAAAGATACAGCTGGTGGAACTGCGACTTTAACTTTTGATGCAGCAGGTACTGACGTTTGGGCAACTGGTTCTTTAATCGAATCAAGAGCAGCAGCAGAAGTAACTTTTGACACTTCAGCAGCAGGTGAAACATCTTTAGTTTTCACTCCAGCTAACGCAGCTACTAATCTTTTTACAACAGGAAGTAAAATTGCTTTTATGTGTTTTGAAGATGGCGTGTGGACAATCGCTTCAGAAATGAGCGGTGCGGCTGATGCTACTACAGGTGCTTTTGCATTTGGAGCATAATAAATAATTAATGTGGGCCTTCGGGCCCACACAATTTTAATAGGAGAAAAATTATGGCAGCTAAAGGTGACGTAAAAGCAGTAAGAGTTACAGGAACCGGATCTGTANTTGCA